GAATACGGCCACATTATCGTTAAGGAGTTAGACAAAACTGCACTACTTACTAAAGATACAGAATTAAAAGAATTAACATTCAAGGAATTTGCGGATATGTTCCTTGAAATTAAAAAAGGCCACATTACGCACAATACATTAAATATGTACCGTCATTCCGTGGATGCCTATAAATTAATTCACAATATGAAGTTATCCGATGTTAAGCCAATACACATACAAAACGTGGTAAATAATATGGTTTCTTCACCTGCTACTATTACATCGTATTATAAAGTGGTTAGTCGTATATTCTACATTGCTATCAACCCATACAAGATAATTTCAGATAACCCATGTACTGGCGTTAGACTGCCGCGCGTGGAACGCAAGAATGCGATCCATACTATTTCCGATGAAGATTTAAATAAGTTCACTAAATACATGAGGGAAAAATACCCTCAAGCCTATTATTTTTTACAAATAGCGCGCTATACAGGAATGAGGCTTAGTGAAGTCTATGGTTTAACATGGGACGACATTAGCCTAGAAAATCGCAAAATTTCCGTAAATAAGCAACTTCAATATATCAAGGGTGTAATTACCTTTGAGAAAACCAAAACCGCCAATTCGGTGCGAATTTTGCCAATTCCACCTATATTGGTAAATATACTCATGGAATATAAATCACATGAGTTAGAGTTTGAATATAATTTAGTTCTCAACCCATTTAAAAAGAATGGGGTTAAATGTCAAATTAACACCTACATAAAACAATTCGGAGATGATCTATCGGCGCACAGTCTAAGGCATACCTATGCCACAAAGTTATTGGCTAATGGTCTTGATGTAAAAACAGTATCATCATTGCTCGGTGATACTCCAGCCATGGTGATGAAAACATACTTGCATTTTAGTAGTGAGATGAAAGCAGCGGCATCAAATGCAGTTGCTGATATTTTTGGTTAAAAATTTTGACGATTTTTGACGAATTAGATATTCAATCATTAAAAGATACAGTAAAAAAGCACTTCTTTAAACATACATTCTTAACAATCATAAAAGGGTATATCAGTTTAAAATATTTCATATTTCAAAATAACTTGTAATAATCAAAGTTTTTCATTATGGCCATTTAAAACAAATTACAGAATATATCATATTTCAAAATGATTTTTTGACGATTTTTTGACGGCAATAAAAAAAGAGGGGTACCGCTATGGTACCCCTTTTACTATTAATCTAATTCAACAAGGCGTTTCAATTCGCCATTTACAAACCACATTTCACACCGCACGTTGTTTTTATCTGTCAATGTAGCCGTATATAATCCATCTTGTTTTGGGTTGATTTCTTCTGCGAATTCGTGAACTTTGCCTTCAAATGTAAATGTTTTCATATAGTTTACTCCTTTTTAATTAAAAAAAACGGTATGCCGTGAACCGCACGGCTCGGAGATATGGATCACCTACCATTTCGCAAATGTATATAAAGCGCTGGCCCCTTTGAAGTGCTTACCTTCAAAATGTGCTAGACTTTGAAAGTCGCCAGCTTGATAACCGATTGTTTCGTATACCTTCCCTGTGTCCATTACAGTAACACCACCCATAATACGATGTACTTTATTAAAGTTGATTTTATATACATCAACTTTTTGCTCATCTGTATTTTCTACAACTGCCGTTCTATCGCTTTTTTCTATAGCTTCCTTTGGAACGCTAGGCGATTTTTCTTTAATAGCGTTTTTCGTAACTACTGTCGCATCATGTAGCGTTGGCGCCTTAGTATAGTATGTTGCTACTGGTTGTGCCGTTTCCCTGTATGCAATAATTTCCTTTGCTACCTTTGGCGTTACATTTAAGGCTTCCCCTAATTTCTGTGGGTTCTTTACGATTTCTTGGTTCAAAAGTACAGGCTCTTGTAGTTTCTTAGTATGCATCACGTTATAGGCGAATAAACCAGCAACCACCACCAATAGCATAAGTAATGCCACGGTGATAACTGGTAAATACGCCTTTATGAATTGCTTGATAGTATCCATACAATACCCCCTAAATAGGCCAGTTCAATGCCAAATCCGCATCAAATTCCTTGCCTTCAATGTTTTCGGTAAATGTATATTGCCATAGATTGGCTCTGTCATAATCACATTGGCTATTTAATTGTGCGCACCAGATAGCGCAACCACCTAATTGACTAACGTCTAATACATTCACTAGCCAGTCATAACTAGCGTATAGGCCTGTATTTCCGTATCCAGTTTGCCACAACTTATTGATGAACACGCTACATATATTGGTTAATTGTTGGCCAGTTGGCATGCCACGATCCGCCTTGTAATCGTCCGCATCTTCCATATCGAACCATACACCCATAGGCAACTTATCAATAGTTAAGCCGGCATCGTTCAATGTATTAATTACGAATTCCGCTTCATCTGCCGCATGTTCTTCATTCATAGCGTAGGAATAATGATATACACCAATCGCCAAACCGGCATTAATTGCGCCGTTGATATTGTTATAGAATTCACTATCTAAATTACCTCTGCCATAACCGATGCGGATAATAGCGAAGTCAAAGCCATTAGCCTTGACCGCTCCCCAGTCAACTACGCCGTTATTTTCGCTTACATCAATACCCCTCATGTTTCACCTCATAATTTAACCTTATTTTCAATTTTTGTTCTAATCAAATCTAAAAACTTTCCCATAGAAACATTGCCGCCGTCTCTTAAATTTTCAAGAATAGATAGGAATTCAGACGAGCCTAAATATAGCCACACTAGCGATACGGCAAATTGCCTTTGACCACTCATTTCATCAAATAAAATAGCGGCTATTGTAGCCGCTACATATGTCATTACCTTACCTATGAACCCTTTTCGCATATATTTAGATGCTATGAGTTGTTTTTCAAATGCAATCGGTATAGCCCGGTATTTTTCCCACGTGGCGATTTTCTCCGGATCATATCCGAATTCATCAACCAACATTTTATATGCGATGCTTGCCCATTTTGTGAGCAAGTCTACGAATACCAATAAAATAAACACGCCCAATATTTGAACGTGTTTTAAACCAATCACCCATATAGCCAACGCAGCAACGCTGCTCAATATTGTTTTTAAGATAAAGCTAGTTGTAAGAGAATTCCAACTATCGATTAAGAAATCTAACACTATTTGCATTATTACTCCTTTATAATCCCTAAGCCATATACCCCTCTTGCTACATTGGCTTTTTGAATATTTAGTTTGTCTAACTTTTCCCTCTTTGTATCGCTAGACATGGTTTCACTATCAATAATTTTCTTCGATGCTTTATTAATAGCCTTAAATGAATTTTGTGCATTTTTCAATTTATTGTATAACTTAGGGTCATAGCCTTCCGGTCTCTGCCCTGTAAGTTTTAGTTCATTATGAAGTTTTTCTTGCTCCTTAAAATCATCATAGACACGTTGCACGCTATCACTACTTTGATATGGTTTAGCAAAGAAACGGCGGATTTCCGGTAACTCTGTTACGCCTTTGGTAGGGCGTTTTTCATTCGCACCACTAATAGCATCCGTTATGTCTAATCCTAATCGAGCAAGGTTGCCACCATACCCCATAATAGTATTATCTACCTTGTATGGTGATACGTTGAATGTGTCGCCAATTTTACGAGCCACCATAGACGTATTAGATCCGTACTGTAGTTTATCTGGTAGTTTTTCTTGGGATTGAGGGACAATGTTTCTTTGTCTAAAATCAGAAAAGTTAAACGCCCATTCGTAAATAGGAACAAAGAAAGTAGGGGATAAATCAGGGATTAAAGTCTCTTTTACTCTATCGCCAAATCCTTTAAACCCTACACTATTACGTCCATTTTCTTTGTCGTCAAAATATTGCAACATACGTTCAAATGTAGTGCCGTACAAAAGGCCTAATTCAAACGGCTTAGGTATTTTTACAAATTTATCACCAGCCGGAATATGGAAGAATGTATCCTTTTCCCATTGTGGCAACTCTTGATATGCTGAATTATCTTTGTTTAAATACCATAATGCGATTGTAGGTAACGTGATAAACAAAGTAGATTTAATTGTCATACCTTTCGGATCATCACGCCATGCACGTACTAATTTGTCGCCGCCTTGGATAGTCGCATTAAAAAATGCGTCAATCTTATTCCACGATTTAGTATGTGTACCAGTGCGGCTAAAATCAATCGTAATATCACGACTAGCAATAGATGCTTCGCCTAGTGATTTAGGGTTTAAATTGGTTTTTGTTAAACGACTGTATAACCCTGTATACCCTTTTCTAGCATTGCTAAATTCGCCTAAACGGGTAGCCACTTCTGTCGCTTCCGATATAGCACGCAACACTTCCATAGGGTTTCTTGCAACTTTAGACAATGTGGATTTACGAGAAAATAATTCTCTTAAATGTCCGCTCAAATAGTCTCTGTCAAGGCTTACCATAGCAGCATGAGCGCCACCGCTTTTGACGTAATCCCAATATAATTGGTCTTTCTTTAAGAAATGCGCTAACCCTCTAAATGTATCAACTACAGGCAAAAAACCATATTTAGAAAATACACCAGCCGAAATGGTATCACGCAAAGCATTTGTGATAGCAAATCCAGCAGTTACAGTAGAACCAGCACGTAACCAACTAGCAGGATATTGCAATACCTTGGTTAAGAAATTGCTTGTATCCTTATTCATCATTTTCATTGCTTGCGCTAATTCCGGAGTTGTTTCATATACAACTTTTTTTCCTTTAACCCAAACAGAAAATGTATTGTCAGTAGATTTTGCTGGTCTATTACCTCTTACCTCTTCGACAATGGTTCCTACGCCCGGTTTCTTTGCTAACTTGGCAAAGGTAACGCCTACGTGATTTCGCTCGATTGCATTGTAGAATTGGTATGTATTTTTTACGATGCTTTCTAATGGATCAATAATATCACGTGTACTACCCTTGAACCGCTTAATAGGATTAGCCACGTTGACAAACCCTTTGGAACTAGAAAAGAACCCATCCATACTTTCTGCCGAGAAATCGCGGAAAAACGGAACGTAGTTAGGGTATTTATTTCGCAACAAATGGTATGTTTCCAGTTTTAATATCCCATTATTCACGAGTTCTGCAAGTATATAATCTTGAAAACGGTGAATATCTTTAGCAGCACTTTTAAATGTAGGATTTTTTTCATACTGCTTAACGGCCGCTAAATCCTCTTTCAATGTAAATGTAGCCATTTGTCCATTACGGTGTAGGTCTAAATCATGCAGCGCCACAAGATAAGCACTAAAGTCTTTATGTTCTTTTTGAGGTATATCTTTAATAATATCCTCAAATGAACGAATGCCTTTTTCTGGTCTCCCTCGCTTAATAAATTCTTCTGCTTTGCCTACCCATCCACGAGACAACCACGCTTGCATAAATGGATTATCTTTAAACGCTACTTTTTCACCTGTGATATGTTCCACTTCCTCAACCATTTCACGCAACGGATTAAGTTCATCAATAGCTTTTGTATAGACATCACTCGCTACGCGTTTAATGGTATCTTTAATGTTGCCGTCTTTAGCATCCGTAATAATACGTTCAGCTTTAGAGGTTCGTTCAAAGGAAATAGAACCTTTGATACGGTCTGCACTAGACTGTTTATGCCATTCATGAGTTAGTTTAGATAATTTATTAACAATACCATTTAACGCCTTATCACGTTCTATAGTTTCTTTGAAATGTTTATAGAACTCCGGAAAGTCCTGTTTGGCTTTTGCCCTGTCTGATACATAATCTTTAAAGAATTCGGCGTACCCCTCTTTACGCTTGCCAGCCATATCTAAATTATCATAGCTAGTACCAAACCGCTTTTTGACTTGACCTAACAATTCAGTATCAAACTTAGGAATACTGCTAAATCCATTATGATTATCAATGTAATGACCTAACTCATGCATCATTGTAGGGATATCACCATATGCCCCCGTACGGATTACATCGCTATTAGGATTATACCAACCCTTAGCGTTTTTAGTTCCCAATCTCCCTGTTTTTATACGCTGATTGAATAGGTTATTGATACTATCAATAATTTCACGACGACTAACGGCACGCCCCATACGTTCAACGCCTTCACTTTGTTCCGTATGTGGTGTTTCGTTACCTTTAGCGCTATATTGTAGTGGATCAGTAGGTTTAACGCCTTTACTCTCCAAATAGCGATTTGCTATTGCTTCGTTGCCGTCAAATGCTTTTACAACTGCATCGTGTATTTGCTCATGCGTTGCATGATCTAGTAATTGGCTAGGCTGCTTAGCATATTGACTCACGCCACCTTCTGCCGGTTCCGCTTGTAACGCTTTAAGTTCTTGCGTATCGGTGATTAATTCGGCAGCACGATCACGGCGAACCGTTTCCATATATTCACGGTTCAAACTTTCAACCGGTACATCTAGGCTCTCAGATAATTGAACCTTAACCACATCAAGTTCCGTTTTAGGAATATCCGGCTTAATTGCTTTATTTAAATCTTTCAAGATTTCCGTATTAGAATGAACTTTATTTTCTAATTCAGTCAACCGTGTTTCAGATGCATCATTTTTAACAACGTCTTTTAATTCGTTAATGATTGTTTCACGTGCTTTTAGTGGTAATTCATCAATCGCATTTTTCAAACTTACGTTTGGTGCATCTTCTTCATAACGAAATCTACTATTTATATCGTTTTCAATCGTCTTTTCTTGAATTCTAGGTGTTTCATTCTCTACAAAGTCAATATTTATGCGGTCTTTAGGCTGAAATTCGTTTATTTCGCCTGTACGAGCTGTTTCACCCTCGCCTTGATAGTTTATACCTAAATCATCGTTTTTAACTGATTTCTTTTCGGTATTTTCAACGAAACTATTCAAATCTGTGTGCGGTTCTTCTCCTTTTACCGTATCACGTTCTATGAACTCATCTCTAAACGGTTCTTCATGTGATGCTCTGTTAGGGTCTAGGCTACTATCTTTAAATGATGTATCACGTGGCCCATTTTCATATCTCCCATAATTGCCTTTAAATGTATCTTCCGCAATTTCTGCGCGAACATTATCACGTGCAACTGCTGGGTCTGGTCTTTCATAATATTCACGAATGATTTTTGCCATTTCCGCCGGTGTAGCATCTGGGTGCGCACGCATCGCTTCAAGCGCGGCACTTTCGGTGTTATGCAATTCCCATACGCTGAAATCGACCTGTGTTCTCCAGTCCCACGGATCTAACCCACGATTTTCGGCAAATTTCAATAAACCATTTTCGCCGTTAAGTCTATCACCAGTAAATTGAACCAAACCACGGGAACCGTAGCCGTCGCCGCTTGTAACTGTTGTACTAAAACTACTTTCAGCGCCAATATTACCAGTCATGCCGGCCGCTTCAACATCGCTCAATCCATTCATGCGGTATCGGTTATAAACGTCGGCTTGGATATTACCTGTTTCGCCTTCCATTGCTTGTCCGTTCAATTCGCCTTCGGAATATTCGCGCGGTTCTACTGTGTTTACCTCTTCCGGTACTGGGATATCATCAAAGGCGTTATACATAACACCTTCTTCAAATTTAGGTTCATTTTTGGTAAATCGTTCCCCAATATCCTCAAATGCATTAGTTGCTTTTTCTTTGATATGTTCACTAACACGCCCCACACGTTCGCCGATTGCTCCAGATACTCTTTTAGGTGTAACCCCATGTATCATGCCAGCTGGTAAGAATACATCGTCCCATACATTAAAAGGATTATCAACGATATTTTGTGCGAATTCACCCGGACTATCAATAGCACGTCCAATAGGGTTGGCTATTGGATCGACAAGAAAACCTTTTGCCGTAGTTAGTGCTGGACTATCTGCAATAATATTTTCCGTATTACCTTCTGCGTAATTGCTAGAATTTTGCGAATACATATCTTGTGCATCACCAACGATTGTAGGTGCTGCCAATATGCCGGCCGTGGCCCTTACATAAGGGTGTACATACGGAGTAATTGCCAAATAGCCAGCCGGACGTCCAACGATTGCATTATATGCCGCTGCTGATTTTGCATCATAATCAGCGGTCTTATAATTATCGTTCATGCCGTCCTCATCTAGTTCAGTCGCATCAATTTCACCCCTACGGTACGCATCTACCGAATTACTGATAGATGCACGATGTGCATCATTTGCAGCACTTACGGCAGCATTCGCGTTATCCCACCAATTAACAACGGTATTTTTCATATTACCAGCAGTAGTGCTTATTTGATTAGCCGCCCTAGATGCTTTATCTTCTACGCCATTTGCTACCCATTCCGCATTATTCTTGATGCCGTCCCATAATGTAGGCTTGGGTACATTATCCGCATCATAGCCGTATTCGGTTGTTATATCTTCAAAGGCGTTGCCGCTATTAGCATTACTACCATAACGACTTGTAATATCATCAAATGCACCCATTGTTTACCTCTTTGTTTAATAAGACTTTAACCACGATTTATAATTACCATAACCAGCTGCATCAAGTTCCGCTGCAATCTGATCATCACTCCAGCCTTGCGCTGAAAGTTCGTTCATGCGCTTGGAAATCGCTGCTTGTTCTTCCGCTGAATAAGTCGGTTGCCGTTTAACCGTTGGCGTTCCACCACCGCCAGCCGTTGGCGTACCGTTCAATGCACCTTGTAACTTACCATAATAAGGACTTTCGCTTTCGTCCTTATCTGGATTAGCTTTAACCCATGCAGTATGCTGCGCGGACAACGTACGTAATACTTGCGCATTATATCCACTTGTGCCTGTTTGTGTAGCCGTTGCCGGTTTAACGTGCATACCTACATATTGCATGCTGCCGTCTGTACCAACAATATATGTTTTGCCATCTGGCATCACTTTTACGTTTTTAGCGCCGAAATTACCTATGTTTTTCATTTGGCCGTCTGGTGTCATTACGATAACTTGGCCGTTAGCAAATTGTTTCGTTTCAACCTTGCCATAACCGCCCATATCTTGAATAGTACCGTCGCCCATGTTGTAGCGTACAATATGGCCGTTTTGCGCACTACTAAATTTGTAATCAGGCTTATCAAGCGCCGCAATAGAATTCAAGTTATTCATATCAATAGTACCAGCGCCAACTTTACCGGCTAGATAGTTATATCTTGCAACGGCCGGCGCCAACCCTTTAACCCGTTTTGTGTTATAGGTATCTACAACCGGGTTCCCGTCCTTGTCTTTAGTGAATACAAGGTTGTTCATGATTTGCTGGCGCATTGGTTCAAGCACTTTTTCTTGATATTCGTTGACTTGTTGCATATACATATTATTCACGTCGGTTTGATATTGTTCGTTGGCTAAACCTTGCGCCGTCTTGAAATCAAAACCAGCTTTGACAAGGGCGAGTGTATTCGCCCCTAGTCGTTTGCGTGCTTCACTGGTTATAGTTGCTTTATCTGGTATAGAGTATTGGACCGGCGCTTTATCCTCGTTGGTACTACCATTTTCTACCAATTTGGGCGCCCCACGAAAAGGGTTATTTGCCCTTTGTTGCATCATTTCTTGATACGTTTGCGGTACACCGTTACCAATACCGGTATTGTTTAGATTTTCAAAGTTCCATAACCCTGTATTTTGTTGTGGTGGTTGAACTGGTGCGGCTGGTGCATCTGTGTTAGCTTGCATCGGTTGTGCTGGTGCGGACGGATTTTGACCGCCCCATAATCCTTGATTATTCGCCACTGCTTGCGCACCGAAGGAATTATTACGCATAGCGTTATTAATAAACTGTCCAGCGTTAAATTGTCCTTGCGTTGGCATTTGGCTCGCCATTTGTTGTGTTGTTGTCGCTTGTTCGCCACCATTTAGCATATTTTGATAGCCATGTGCCAAACGATTATTTTGGATTTGACCTAAGCGATACCCGCCGTATTGACCGGCCAATTCGCCGATACTTTCCCACGGGTTATAATCCTGTAAATAAATAACGCCCATTGTGTTATTCCTCTACTTTCTTATTATCTTCGGTTCCTTCATCTACAGTTTCATCTTTCTTACTGGATTTTTTTGTAGTTTTCTTATCCGGTTTTTCTTCTGCTGCATCTGCAATCGCTTTTAATTCCTCTTCATTGATGCCTTCCGCCATAATGCCGTTAGCATAGAAGAGATTATCGCCAGTACATTGCAATTCAAATACTTGTTCAGTATTGCCAGTTGGTTCGCTAACTGTAACAACTTGATAGCCATGTACCGTCATAATTGGTTCACCGATTACAAGTTCTTCAACCAATTTCAAACCTTCCGGAGTGAGTACTTTTTCACTACCTGTGGTAACAACATTACAATCAACAGTTTCAAGGCGATGTGTTTCTTTTTCGCCCATATCATGCAATGCAATTACATCATTAACCGCACCCAAAGTGATAACAGTATCGCCATTTACAAACGCTTCAATAACCTTGCCGCCTTCTGGTGTGGCAATTTCTGTACCCGCTACAAAACAAAAACCTTTCATAAGACCTCCTAAAAATCCACCGTTACCTTGCTTAACCATTGTTTGTGCTGGTTGTGCTAGGCCGTAACGTAATGTCATATATCTGTTTAATAAATCTTCTTGATCCGCATTATTTAACCGACTCATAGAATAGTAATCCTTAGCCGGTTGAGTAGATGCACTTTGTGTTGTTGCGCCGGTATTAATAGGGTTTTGCGCTAACCCCTCACGTTGACCGATAAGGCCCGCCGAAGTACCGGCATTATTCATTTGATTTGTGTATCCTTGATTTAACAAGTTCGCTTGATTTACGATGCCGTTTTGTTGGTTATTATAGGTGTTACCCCAAAGGCCCATTTTTGCACCGATACCACTCAAACTATTGTTAAATGCTTGCGAATTAAGTGCTGCCGCTTGGTTCAAATCATTTGCATATTGTGCCGCAAGTGTATTGGATGCGTTCTTGCTAATATCGTTCAATGCATTATCTGTGATTGAAGAATTAACAATGCCGCGACTCGCTAGGCCAGAAACCGCATTACCTACAGTTGCCTGTAAATCATTGTTTAACGCTTGTCGTCTAGCATCTGCATAAGCCGTAGGAAGTTGGCCGTTGGTAATACTATCCATTGCGTTTTGATTTTTCAATAATGCGCCGTTGTATTCATTCGCTAGTTGCCCCGCTCCATTGTTCATAGCATCAACGCTGGCCCCTAACTGGTTAGCATATCTAGTATTGTCAGTTAGGTTTCTTGCGCCAGCCGTGGCCACTTGATTTTGCAATGCCCCAAGTGCATTTTGGTTGTCTTTATTAGTCCCAAATATGCATTGTACATTTGCTGATATTGCGGACTAACTACATTATTTAAGGCTCTATCGCCCATACCTTGCAAGGTGTTTGCGCTTTGATTGGTTCTATTTATCCAATCCATTTGCCCTTGTAAGAGTTGCTTTTCTTCGGGGCCGGCCTGTGGTAGGTTAGCACCTATGCTTTGTACCTTCGATTTTTTGCCGCCACCGAATAATTGCAAGTCAAAAGTGAACATGCTTTTCCTTTCTACAAAGTAGCTTCCAAATGCTCACGCTTTGTTTTTAATACTTTGTAATTAAAACCGTTATAGGTATAGTTCATGTGTGGAACACGTTCCATGTTCCATTTTTTGATGAACCCACGCACACTACGATGTGTGGCTGTAACAATCAAATCAAGATTATTCAACTTCATCACTTCAACAATGTATTTACCTATCACTTTCATATCACCGTATGTTTGCCAGATAGTAAAATACCGTTCGCCCTCATGTTCGTTGATAGTCCAGAATAAGAACCCAGCATTAGGGAACCATTTGAAATAGTAGTTATATTTATCTTTGTAATTGTTGTTTTCATCGAAATAAAAACCTTCAAGGCTAACGCGTTCACCCGTGCGCCGTTCATAGTCTTTAATCATGCTTTCAAGGCTTTCAAGTTGCATCGTTAGTCCCCTATTCGTTCTATGCTAAATCTATTGCGATTGCTTCCGGCTTGTACTTGCCTATCATAATACCCGCTAATAGTCAATTTTAAGTGTTGATTATTATAACCATATCCAGTAATAGACATTATCACTTCAAGGTTTCTATTATCATTAATGCGTATTTCTCGACTATCTCGCGTGCTTCCGTCTATCGTAATGCGATAATTTCCACTTGGGAAAAATACCGTATTACGCCATTCGGAGCGATCACTTGCCGGTCTATCTACGTAAATATTATTAAATGCAGCCGGATTATACTGCACGGAATACGTACGCCCATTTTTAATGACTTTTAACGGTGTATTATCATCGCCAATACGCGCGTATAATTCGCTTCCGTTAAAAGGAACCTTAATATTTTGGCCGTTAGTCAAAGCCGCATTTGTAGTTAATCCGAACCGGTAAGTTTGGCCGTTATATTCTAGTACTAAATTAGGCATATTATTCCACCTTCAACTTTGCGCCATTAGGGAATGTTAGCGAATTATCCTTTTCAAACGTTGCTAAACGTTGCCATTCTTTCATACCTTTTGTGTTTGTATCAAAACGAATAAAGGCTGCATCACTATTGGCAAAATATAATTGAGTGCCTAATACGCGATCTTCGCTTGTATACCACGGGAACATAACGCCAATACCCCAAAATTTATAACCCCATATATCGTAGTTATTACATTCGCCAAATGTTACGCCGCTATAACCGGCTTTGTTATTGGCAAGATAATCTAAATCAATAGAGTTATTAGATAGGCCCGGAACCTTTAACGTACCCGTCATAGTATCACCGCTTTTACGTACACAATTAGCCGCATTTGTAGCGTTTGTAGCACTATCTGCGGTTGTTGCCCGCGTTGCCACGTCCGCACGTGCTGCATGTGTTGCTTCCGCTACTGTATCCGTCTTTCTGTAGTAAACGCTGCTTAAACCGTTTATCGTATCTGTAATGGTTTTAAGTGTACGGCTTGGATTATTTGTAAAATTAGCATCGCCAGCAATCTTTTTAATAGCTTCCGCCATTTGATTAAGGATATCTGTAATTAAGTAGTCTTTACCGTCTACTGTACGTTTGCCAATTACTGCATCAGTTGCCGTATTTAAGTATGGATCATAATACTTAATTGACTTAACACGTGTTGCATCTGTTATGGCGATTGCGACCACTACACGTAGAATGTTTTTCCAGTACGTGCCTGTGTACACATTCATTTTTTCGCTTGTAGTATTGTAGTACATTTTATCTGTTGCCGCTTCCGGTGCATTTGGTTGCCGTAACGGTTCTAGTGTTGTACTACCATAACTTAGGCCGCCAGATGCGGAGCGTTCAATATATAAATACGATGTACTATTTGCCGGTAGGCTCCAAGCACTTTGTTTTCTATTGATAGTGGCTATATAATCAACTGCGCCGAAATCGTTAAAGCCGTCAGCAAACGATAACAGAACAGGTGTTTGACTACCGTCAATCATTACACTTAAATTATCCCCAGTTAAAAAGGAAAATTCGCCGTTGCTTACCTTGCCACTTAATAACCGATTACGTAGACCACCGCCACCACCAGAACTGCCGCCACCGGCTTTTAGTTCCATATTTTGTGCGACGTTCAATATTTCATTTCGGTTTTTCTGTATACTTTCCGGTACTGTATCACCCTGTGGCGTAATATCCAAAGGGTATTTTTCTTTGTATGCCATGTATTAAACCTCTTCATATGTATAATCTAACTGGCGTAAGGAAATTGCGCCCTTTTGAACATTGATTTTGAATTGTACATTTCTGTTAGCACCGCCACCAATTTTATAAGCCTTTGTATATTCATTGACATTCATCAACGCTTTATAATCGTAAGTCTTAAAGTTCGCATAGTAGGTTTTAACTGCCTTACTAGCAAATTCAATCGGTTTAGGTTTCTTATTAGAAATGCCAATCGTGCCATAGCCGGGTATTAGGTTATGCGTAACAAAGTTATAGTTCATAATTAGTATGAACTGCCTTGTTGCCAGCCTATTACCACTCACTATGGATGTCTGAATTTGTACGCTATCATCGGTATCAATTGTTTCATCAAGGATGCCGATTTTATTGCCGTAGGCAATGTATACTTCTTT